TAAGCCTCAAGGTGTTCACACCCATGATTGGCAGCATAGCGTTCTAGTGTCGGGACAAACTTATGCCAAAGTTCCATCCCTAACATTCCTTTCTCACCACCTTTGCACTCCATAGTGAGTACACGTACAAATGATTTGCGCGGGTATCTGATCACCTCCGTAATCATATGGCCTACTACTTCCTTCTCACTTATGAATGCCCATAGCCTGCTCTTACCGTTTATTAACTCTGGGTAGAAGTCATCCCCCTCCATTACGCTATCAGAGTGTGTCATTGCTTTTAATACTCCTTCACGTACAAAGGGCCAAATCTCTTCAACGTCCTCGGGTTCGACCAGTACTAAGTAAAATTCCCGCCCATCGTGTTGAAATTTTTCCCGCATTATTCGTATCTCATGATGTACGCTAAGGTATAGAATGGAGGCTCTGCCTCATGATTGTGCGCCTCACCATTACCCTTGTTTCCAGATGACGAGGCACTTGACCCACCAGTATTTCCGCTGATTGTATGCTTGTGGTTACCGTCCTCTGATATAGTGTGAGTATGGTTTGGTGCAGCGTTAAAGTTAACAGGCGGGTCTGCGAAGTCCCTGTTGTTTAGAGTGCCCGTTGAGTGCGATGTACGTCCAGTTATAACCTGTGTTATACCGTGGTTATGCGCTCCTGCGTTTCCAGTTGAGTGTCCGTGAGCATGGTCGCCTGTCTCATTTGAATCGAATGTACCACTCTGCGTGTGGGTGTGGTTACTTATATTATGCGTGTGGCTACTTATATTATGCTGATGCGCTATCGTATGGTCGTGCGAAGGAATCTGGGCAGTCGTCAAAGATGTCCAACTTGACACGGTTGCCCCACCAGTTACGTCAATACCATTCGTTCCAAACCCAAGGACAAACCTATTTCTGAGGTCTGGTGTGGACATCCCATTGGGGGCATTTGATCCATCACAGATCGCCCATCCCTCGGGGGCTGTCGATCCACGCCACATGATGATACCACCGATTGGCGTAGTGGCTGACGATGCTCCTGTCTGGAATGGCACCCACTCACCGTCCTTGTAGATGTAGATTCCCTCGTCTCCGATCAATCCCTCATCAGCCCAAACGATGTCACCCTCTGTTGGCTTGTATCCTTCAGGCCAATGAGATGTCTTGTTCAGGTGCATTGAGTTGACGTTATGGACAGACTCAGACAGGTTCTTCATCTGGTTCGATATCCAAGTTGGTAAAGACTCTGGATCAGTTGGCGGGATATCAGGCGTAAAGTAATCCGCTCTACGCTTCGCTATACTTTGCATTTAGATATGGCTCCTTGATCCCCTGCTTCCAGCCATCTCGTACTCTAACTCGATACCACTTATGGACCAGTTTGTATCCGCCTTAGTCTCGAACCTCATGGCGAGTAATTTACCTGTAGTTCTGACAGAAACCTTTGATTGCTTATCAGGATTAAACCTGATAGGTCCTTCCCATGAAACAGGTTCATCTGTTCCCATCTGCCAACCAGTGTAGACATCAATCTCTGTGCCACCCTTGACTGTTATCTTTGGCCAGATAGCCCTTAGATGCTTGACACTTGATGGGTCACCAAAGTCAATACCAGTTCTCTCTGCGTATGAGTACATCAACCTGCCATCTTCTTTCTGTCCTATTCCATCTCTATAAATCTTGCCGGTTAGGTCTGGATTGTCAGGATCACCTCTGTCTATCGGAGGAGCAGCCATCACCAAGTTTGCAACAATATTGGCGTATGATATCGCGCCCCATCTCATGGTTGTTACTGATCCCCATGGAACCAAAGGTACACTCGGATCAGGATCAGACGATTCCCATGTAATAGTAGATGGGTTATCTTTTGAGTATACGATATCACCTACCTTCTGGACACCTGACTTGATATCCGTAACTCTTGGCAAGTCTCTGAAGGAGAATGTATTATCCTTGTAGTTCCAGACCATTGCCTTATCGCAGTAATCGCTACTTACAGTTGGGAAACACGCCCATATCTCATTGACAGCAAGATTGGCAACACAGAATATTCTGTCATAGAATGTTCCGTTGATGTTGTTAAACATCTCACCGCGAACCTTTCCAGATAGGATGGGCATGATCGTCTGGCCGTTGTTAATGTAGCAATCAGAGTGTGACACAAAGAAGTGCCCACCCGGATACTCAACCGCTGCACCCTTTGCGATGATCCCAACCTGTGGGTCTAGCGTCTTGAATGAGAATATGTACGGTGTGCCGACATACGACATCATGTAGACGCTATCGGCCTTATAGATCATAAACAGTTCGCCCATCGGCAAAGTGTCAATGATGGGTCCCTGTGTATCTAGGAGTTCATATTCCCCTGCGTCGTGCTTATCATCGGTAACATTCCATGTTGCTGGCTCAGCATAGTGTCCGTGTTGGGTGCTCCATTTTACGGTTCTGTTCTGCTGCTCGATTATTGTCTGATCGTTGTACTGAACATCAATTGAAGTCGTGATGATGTGGTTCTTGAATCCTTCAACAGTCTGGCAGTTCAGATATGTTCCATCTGGAGTGTTATTGTTTACCCAAGAGTCCATATTAACCATTGGCTGGTCAACGCTTACTTTATTGTTCTCGTCTAGTTTCCACAACTGAGGAACATCAACACCATTTGTAGCGATCAGGAGGGCACCAGATTGCGTCACATCCCAGTCAGAACCATTCAAGGTTCCATAGGTGACTATGTTTCCATCCCCATCCTGACGAGTTATATTGAACCACTCCTCATTATGGCTTACCCATATCTCCCGCATACCGAAAACGATCCAGTAGAATCCATCACGCTCTAGTCTTCCTGCATGATTATGCTGTTGGTAGGTTCCAAGGTGCCATGGCTCAATAGGACAGTCCTTGAGGACTTCCTCAAAACCATTGATCTTTTTTATAGACCCATCACGGAAGGAAATATTAATCCCGCCTGACCATTGGTTAGGTTGTAGTTGGTAAGGCGCAACATCTGTAATGATCCCGCCTTGCCCGACGTTTTCTACTGGTGTTAATGGCATTTACTCGTACTCGTATGCAAGACAGGCTACGTTAGAGGCATAACTTCCGCCTCCACCATTCCTATGGCTTCCCCAAATTCCTAACATCCACGGGTCCCCCCCATGGTTTGCCTTGACTCCTTTTATATTAAACATTCCCTCAATCTCAAAGTTTCCTGTATCGCCTTGATGGTTGAATCCAATTATCTTGTAGTCCTTGCTGACATCTTCACCAGAAGTATCATCCATCAACTTCATGTAATTACTCTCTACTTTGTCGTATCCCCATACCGAACACTCACCTGATAAGTCTATCAGGAATGTAGATGTTGCAGACACAGGAGTTATCTGTATCTCTGCAAGTTTGGTCCATTCAGATTTCCTGTAGGATGCACTACCCTCCCAATAGTGAGGAGTCACCCTGATGACGTTTCCGATTCCATCAGACTGGCCGTGAGCCATAACCATCCATTTTGTGTTGGTCATGTCACGCATTTTTATAAGACCAGTTGAGGTGTCAAACCAGACAGTTCCTGCGGAGAATAATGCAGGTTCAGAGTCGCTAGTGTGGATAGCGTTGACAGGCATATCCACATTTGGGAAGGACTGTTTTAGGACTTCCTTCAGCAGACGCAGATGTATATCACCCTCGGAGATTGTATCCGTGGCTTGTGGCAGGTTCTGGTTTAGACCATTTATATAATCAGCAGATTCATACGACATTTTCTTTCTCCATCCTTTCTTTCTCTTCAGCAATCAATGTAGCATGAAGTGATTTTATTGCTGCGACATCTATGTCTGATTCGGTGATGTGCAAATTACCTCTTGGATTCTGGTCCCCGTATTCCATAATGAATTCGACATGACCAACACCCTTCTCCTCGCTGAATTGTATAGCACTTACACCAGATGCAATAGGAGCAACCAATGTAGATACCCTGTCGTCATTTGCAACTGCGACGTTGCCATCAACATACACCGCTCTGTCTTGTACTAATACTGAGATCATGTCTCCTCTCCTAAGTAAATTATGTATGCCACAACAAAGTGTGGGGGATTAACGTCTGGGTGGTTATGTGCCCCACCTCCGCCTTCGTAAGTGGTTGGAGAGCGATCTGAAGGGCCTCCACCATTATACCAAATATCTGTTACATCATTACCTGACGCAGCGGATGCGCCAGTGCTTC